GGTGGAGGCTCGGGAGATTCGTTTCCAAACTGTACAGTAACGCCATTACCGAGTAGTGAAGGCAACTTTGATCTAGCAAAACAATTTGATCAAACAGGAAGTGTTGAATCACCATTTGAATCAGGCGGAACTGATGCGTTTGGTGTTAATCTTGGACAAATATATACTATGATGGATCCTGTAGGATCAACATTATCGCCAACAGATTTAGGTGTATTAAGTTAATAAATACACTGTTAGGAGAATACAATGCCAACCGTACTTCAATTTAGACGCGGAACTACAACACAAAACAACAACTTCACTGGTACTGCTGGCGAACTCAGTGTTGATACAGATATCAACACAGTCAGAATTCATGATGGATCTACTGCTGGCGGATTTGCTCTTGCTACAGGAGAAGCAAGCAATGGTGCCGCAACAAACGTTAATGTAACTGCAAATAATACTGCTAACGAAACGGTTTACTTAACATTTGTTGATGGTGCAACAGGCAGTCAAGGTCTTGAAACAGATACAGGACTTAGTTATAATCCAAGTACAAACGTTCTTACTACAACAGCAAGCCAAGCACAATACGCTGACTTGGCTGAACGTTATACTGCTGATGCAGATTACGAAGCAGGCACAGTGGTTGAGCTTGGCGGAACTGAAGAAGTTACACAAACCAAAAGACATCGAAGTGTAGCAATTGCTGGCGTAGTATCAACTGACCCGGCCTATCTAATGAACAGTGGTCTGGAAAATGGTGTAAGCATTGCTCTACTAGGAAGAGTACCTTGTAAAGTTGTAGGAACTATTAACAAAGGGGACATATTAGTGAGCAGTTCAACAGCAGGACACGCAGAAGCACATAGAGACATACACAATCCACCTTCTGGAAGTGCAATCGGTAAAGCAATAGAAAATAAAACAGACGAAGGTCCAGGAGTTATAGAAGTACTTGTAGGGCGTATGTAATGCTCGAGAGATATCGTAAAGAATATGATGGTGAGTTTGTTATTGTAGAACACAAGATTTCTGGCGGTAAAAAGTATCAGGAACGTGAATGGATTGACAATCCGATTGAGAATCAACATATAAGCGGACGTGCTGCAGTAATTGGCGGCGGAAACAGTCGAATAAACAACAAGACAAAAAACTTTAATTTAAAATATAAAATTGAACAACATGCTGGTTGGCATCTTGGACGTAAGCGTTTGCAAACTTACGGGTCACAGGATTGTTGGAAAGAGATGCAATGCGATTTTTATGTTGAATTTGATAAAGAAAAGTTAGAAGAAATTAAGAAAGAAAATTATCAAGAACGTGTTAGTGTATATACCCATGCACGTAATTGTATAGACGATCCTGGCGAATTCTATCTTGTACCATATGGGGTTCGAGGTAAAAGTATTTCGGTTGCAACATGGCTGGCATGCTTTGATGGACATAAGGAAGTTTTTTTACTTGGAGTTGACGCTCTCAATGACCAAGATCAACCAGATATAAAAACAGTTAAAGCAATTAACGAAGTGTTTGTTCATTATCCGTCTGTGCAATTTTATTATATATCTGATAATGCCAAGGCTCATAGTGACTGGCGTAAAAATTTAAACTTCAATCAAATGGGTTACGCAGACTTTATTTCGTATTGCGATATATGAACTTGAGTATTTTTTATAATTTCAATTTTATTTAATATTTCTTCGAAGTTTATCGTTGTCCATAATCCAGGATGTAAGGGCTTAGGCCATACTCCAGATTTTATCCAACTGTATCCATAGTGTTCGTTGTTTAGTATAGGAACAAATTCGTTTTCAACTAGGCAAAAAAATGTATGATAAGAAAAGTTGTTGTCTATACTAGTAAACTTTTCAATTGGAACAAGTTTGATAGATTCAGGCCACAAGCCAATTTCTTCGTGACATTCGCGTTTCATAGCAGATTGTAGATTCTCTCCATTATCAACTTTACCACCAGGTAAACCCCAACATCCAGGATTTTTTAGATCGTTGCGTAGTAGGTACAAGTACCTGTCTGTGGCAACACTGTAAAACCAAACACCAACTGCATCTATCAAAGTACTATACTCCAGTTACCTTCTGTGTACAACCCTTCATAGCTCTTTAGCCATTCACCGTCAGCCCATCTGTACTGGACGCTTGTGGTAAGATTGCTCACATATTGTATACTGCTTTGGTTAGTGGCATCAAACACAACATTCCAACGTACTCCGTCATATTCTACTATATCGTTTGTGTTTGCAATAAGAGTTGAGCCGTCTGTGCCTCTCCAAGCCTGTGCAAATCCTGGATCTGTTGTACTACTGTTACCAGTATCGTTTATAAACAAGTATCTTTGTCCTTCTGCAGGTACTGGCAGTCCGGCAGTGGTGCCTGGACCTTTTGCTTGTGGATCAACAATTGCATTTACGGCATCTAGTGTGTTCTGTGGTATAGTATCGATATCAACAGTAAACAATAAGAACCTATCATCACTAGGATCATAGGAAACAGTGCCAACGATGATTGTATCATCGTACGGATTATCCAGCCTAACTTGACTTATTCCTGCTCGTAGACTTCCGTAGAGATCTATAACTGTGTGCCACAGTAAGTTACTAGGAGGAGCAGTCGGAACCTGCACACCTGAATTGTTTGTAACTACTGCTTTTTGTTCTAAGACTTGCAATTTGTTTCCTATCAAAAGTGTTTGATAATTAAATGGAGTAAATTTTTGTCTTGTGCCCATAAGCAAATCACTGTTAAAAATTGCCTCTTTCAAGTCACCAGTACCATCAAAGACACTAGCAACGATCTTTTCAACTACACCTAGTTTTTTTACTTTTGCTGGAGGGGAAATATATATTGGCATAACAAAACGCAGTGTTGCAATATCAATTGGATCATCAGTGCCTTGTGGTATGTTTCTTGAACTCCAAGTAACCTGTTCTAGATACATCACACTCAAACTGGTCCAGTCAATAAAATTGTCAGTGCTTTGTATTTCCAAGCCTGGATTGAACAGTGTAAGCAACTGTTCTAAAAGTTGCAACTTTTGGTTTGTATTAGAAGTCCATATGTCAACATTAATTTCAAGGTCATAAGGAACTGGCATAAGTTTTTCTATTGTAAAGGCAGTACCTTGTGTAGTTTCATATGATTCACTTTCAACATTCCATTCACGTTGCCGAACGTTTTGTTTTTCTACAAAATATGGTTCTTGTACTCTATCTCTTGCATAGTTTAAGTTAGTGACATGAAAAGTCATTAATGGTGTACTTGGTAAACTGTTTGCACTGTTCTGTTGTATAATTGTCTGAGCTTGCCTTGTAGCATCTCCGTATCTCACAGGTACACGATAAAGAGCGGCCTTTTGTGGATTGTCTTTTTCATATCCGTATTCAACTTGAAAGTTTGAGAATACTCTGGTAACTTGAAGCAAGAACCTTCGTATTTGCTCATCATAAAAAAATTGTTCCATTAATTATCAGCCTGCGGTTTAAGCAATTTACTCAGTGGTTGACGCTCTGGTATGTTACCACGATCTTCAGTAGCAGTTTCATTAGTATTGTTAACAAAACTACTTCTCTGCGTCTGTGAAGTTACGTTTCCGTATCCTGTAACTGTCTTAGTAATATCGCCTGGTGTCAAGTTGGTTCTCACATCGTCTTCGTACTTAATCCATCGTGTGCCACTATAGCGAAAAAGTCTGTTTGGATAGTAGTCAAGTCTCAGTGCAAAGTCGCCTTCCTGAGGACTGCTTGGAAAACTAATACCAGGAGTAACTGGTAACCCGTTAGGAGCAAGTCCGTCTCCTGTTAAGTATCCTAACGTATAACCATTTGCTCGTGGTGACTGTGGCTGCCCGTCTACATCAACATTAGTTGTATCAACTGTTATTCCTGTGTTGTCAACTGTGTAACTGTTTGGATCTGCAGGTGTGCCATCTTCATTTGTAGGAACAATATAAAATTTTACAGTATCGTATCCACTTAGTGGTACTTCGTATTCTGCTTGTGTAAGGATTGCATCGTTTATTTCTGTATCTTTAACCACAGTACCAAATGTATCACGTTCACTAAGTGGAGCAAATTCTTCCCATTTAGTAGTATCAGTGATTTCAACACCAGGGTCTACGTCGGCTATAGCCTTGTAGTATGTGTCTCCACTTAGTACTATGCTGCCTTTTGGATAATAGTTTCCATTATCCCAAATATTTTCTTCTTCAAACGGCTTATCGAGTATATCATTGTACTCTTGAGCACTGACAAGCGGTGTTGCTTTCACACGCCACAAATGAGGAAGCCATGTTTGAGAAAATCCTTCACTTGCAAAAGAAGCATCTTGTATCACATAGTATTTTGGTATTGCACGAGCAATACCACTGTCAAGAGGGTTGTAATCCTTAAGGTTTGGAAGTTCAAGGACATCTCCGCTCATAAGTTTACGACCAATTGTGTCTATCATAAAATTATAGTGAAATGTAATAAACAATGTGTCGTTGTTTAGAAATAGTCCAAATTGACTAAGATCAAAATCAATGTCCTGTGCGTTATAAACGCCACGCATCTGATACACATCATCATCATACTTTCTGTTTCTATTTTCTAGTAGAAATAAATCTTCGATAAACAACGGTGATTCACTGCTATACGCAGGTTGTGTGGCATCCTGAGTGCCGCCACTTACACTAGAGCTATCATCTCCGTGTAGTTGGGGTCCAAGATACTTGTGAACAAACATATCAACACCACCAACCTGGTACATTTCCATAACAGTGCGGTCAATAAATTTGTAATCGTTTTGTCGATTAGGGCGATATAAACTTAGTCTAGGCATACAGTAATCCTTCTTACTGTATTTATGGACTTAGATGGCAACCTTTATAGGATCGTTACCTGTGATAGAGGTCATCTTCTTACAGATACCACTTACATCTTCTAGTGTTAAAAAGCCTTTTACAGTATCGCCCTCTGCGGTTATTCCTGGAAGTTCAACACCGTGACCACTTTTATCACTTACCATTATTTCAAATAAGCCTTGTGGTCCGCCATAACTGCCTTCATGTTGTATCACACTTAACTCATACTTTTTATAATCAAGTACAAGTTGTATGCCTTTGTGATATCTGCTGGTATCAAACTGCAAACCTAATAATGTTTTGTTCATTTTGTTTCGCTCAAATCAAGTTTCATTTTCTCAAGTCGTTTAATCATTTTTTGCATGTGATCTAACATCTGATCTGCGGCATTTTGCTCTTGTATGCCGGCAGGAATACATACTGCTTCTACATCTACACTTTTGAGTGCATCAGCTGCAATTTCACATGTGGCTTTATCTGCATATGTCATTGGATTTGCCAACATCATTGTTACTAACATAAATTTCATTTTTCAGTTCCTCCGTTTAAAAAACAGTTCATTCTACGCAGAAGATACATTGCATTCTGTGTCCAATAGTCTTTGCCCCACGTACCGTCAGCAAAATGTTCTGCGGCTTGCCAGCAGTTGTCTATACGTCTTTCGTATAGTTCCATTTTTTTATGATCCATATTTTAACTCCATTTCATCCTTATAACACTCAACAAAGTTGTAGATAGTTTTAATTAGTTTAACATTATTAACTGGAAAAGGACCTGATTGTGTGTAGTCCATCATAGTGAGCAATTCAGCTTCTGCACTACTAACACTATCGTGCTTGCCAGTTTCATATTCTACATTAACACTATCTTCTTTTACTATTCCAGTAATTTGTATTTTCTTCTTCATATAATGTTCCTTTTTCCTAACTGTACATACATAATAACACAGTTAGAGTATAAGTCAACCTTTTTATTTAAAAAGAATAACAAAAGTCTTGAAACTTTTTGGTTGACACATACTATATACATGTTATAATCTTTGTAACAGTTAGATATAGGAGCAGAATATGGCAAAAGGCAAAAACTTATTAAAGCCAGGCACTCGTAAGAAGAAGCCAGTTGTAAGAAAACAACGTAGTAAAGCACTAGACCCTGATTGGTCAACTGCATTGCAAATGAGTGGACAAGCCTACCATAAACACAAGATGGTTTCAGTTGATTGGTATTACCAAGAACGTAAACCTATAGAACTGTTTCCTGATCTACTAGCATGGATGAAAGAGAATGCGTATACTAAAGAAGACATAGCCACAATGAAACGTCACGGACACAACGGAATGGTATATGCAAGTATCTATGCACGATGTTTGAGACAAGGAATGCCGGACATACATCCTGAACACAATGCACACTGGCAAACATTAGCAGGCACTGTTGGCGATGTACAACCAACCACAGATTATGTGAAGAAGAGTGTCAAAGAAGCAATAGCAAGAACCATGCCAGCACCAAAGTTAGTGGTTGATAACACAAAGCCAGCGGTTGCACGTAAAAGCATACAAGAAAACATGCGTGATAAAACAATGGACATTGAAGGTGCAGTGCATGAACTGGTTGATCAGTTCATGGCAAACGACTGTAAGGATCCTGACAAGTACAGTCTTATGAAATTGTTACGTGATGAAGGATGTCCGCCGCAAACAATAGATATTATTGCTGATCCACTTAAGGCACAACTAAGTGAAATAAATGAGTTGATGAATCCGCCTAGTAAAAAAGAACAGGCTAAAATGTCAGAACAAGAACTTGATATGATAGCACAACTAGAAGAAGGATACAGTCACTTAGGCAAGTTACAGATACGTGCAATGCAAAAGTTTTTTGAACGTGTAGTTGCTGAGTGTGCAAGTTATGTACAGGTTAAAAAAGCAGACAGACAACCACGTCCAATAAAACAAAAGACACCAGCACAGTTGGTAAGAAAGTTTAAGTATCTTAAGAAATTTGAAGAACTAGGACTTGTGAGTGTTAGTGCAGAGAAAATGGTAAACGGCACTGAAGCATGGCTTTACAATACCAAAACACGTAAACTAATCTATGTTATTGCTGATGAGGTTATTAAAACCTACAGTATTAAAAGTAACAGTGTAATTGGATTTGATCCAAACAAGAGTGTACAAAAAACACTGCGTAAACCTGCAGAGCAAATCAAAGAACTGATGAAGGGCGGAAAACCCAACAATAGAAAACAGTTTGCCAGCATCAAAGCCACGGAAATAAAGTATAACGGTCGAGGCAATGAACACGTAGTAATACTCAAGGCTTGGTAATTTGCATAAATACTGTCATAGGATGGTATTATGGCAGAAGCACAACAAACACTCGATCAAACATTAGAAACCAAGAAGCAAGAAGTAATTGACTATGTAAAGTTACAATTAGGCGAAGGCATAATTGACACTGAACTTGATGCAAGTCATTATGAGGCTGCATACCAAAGAACAATTGGGACATATAGACAACGTGCCGAAAATGCTTTTGAAGAAAGTTATAACTTTTTAACTCTGCGTGAAGATACAAATATCTACACACTTCCAACTGAAGTACAAACGGTTCGACAGGTATATCGTAGAACTATTGGTTTCAGCAACGGAGGCGAAGGCACTGCTTTTGAACCATTCAGTGCAGCCGCATTAAACACATATTTGCTTAACGGAAATCAAATGGGCGGACTTGCTACATATGATTTTTACACACAGTATGTTGAGCTCACTGCAAAAATGTTTGGTGGCTTTCTAAATTATAGTTATAATACTGCTACAAAGCAACTTACAATAATGAGAGATATAAAAGGCTCGGGAGAAGTTGTATTGCTTTGGTGTTATAATCTACGTCCCGAAGTGCAATTATTAACAGACTTCTCAACATCACAATGGGTTAGAGACTACATGGTTGGTAACTGTAAACTTATTATTGGTGAAGCCAGAGAGAAGTTTGCTACTATTGCTGGACCACAAGGCGGTACTGCACTAAACGGTGCACAGATGAAAGCAGAAGGCAGTGCTATTATGGATGCCAAAATTGAAGAGCTTAAAATGTACGTAGATGGATCACAGCCACTGTCTTGGGTAATTGGCTAATGCGTGTTGAAGAGTTTGTTACCAAACCTGAGATTGTCAACGAACACGAAATGGTGTTTAGTAGATCAGGAAATAAATTAAAAACAAAATGGCGTTGTACTAGCGGTACAAGAAGAGGTCGTGTTGTTGGTAATGCCAAAGACTGTGATGCACCTATCGATCAACGTAAGCGAGCACAAATGAAAGTGACTCGTAAAACAAAAAGCAAAGTTGCCGCAAGAAAAGCAAAGAAGACCAAAAGAGTAAATCCAGCAAGTAGACTATTAGGCATGCTGAACAAACTGCGTAAAGGCAGTGTAAGTTCAGGTGGTAAAGTTCAAAAAGCATACAAGCCACCTAAATCAAGCCTCAAAGGCACAGTCGGGACAAAGAAAACTGTAAAGACTAGAAAGTAATTACTAAGTAATCGTATGAATGTTTCTAATACTCCACTTAGCGAGCACACGAAAAATCTTTTTACACAGATTTATGAGCCTATTTTTGAACAGTACACTAACTTTTATTATAATAATCTTGAAAGTGAATTTGTTGAAAAATATAATGTCATAAAAGATCCAACTTGGCCAGATTGCACTGCTTATAGTAAATTTGCTAAACTTCCTGATGCTATAAAACAAGAGTGTGTTGATGTACATAATTTTTCACCAAAGATATATTATGAATCTGTAAAAAGAGATTTTGGAACCTATCACACACAAACGCATGTCACTATAAATGATACTATAGTAAAGTTTATACGAAAGCATATTGATGTAATTGAAAATAAAAATGTAATAGATTTTGCATGTAAGGACGGAGCTGTAAGTTGTCTTGCTTCATTGTACAAAGCACACAGCGTGTTAGGTATGGATGTAAGGCAAGATAATATAGATATTGCTTGTTCAATAAGGCAAGACCTGCAACTTGATATAAATTTTGTACTTAGTAATTTGCACGATTATGAAACAAACAAAATATTGTGCAAGGATAAGGATACTGCACTTCTATTCGGCATAATGTATCATGTCCATGACCATGTTGACATAATTGATAGTATTTTTTGCAACAATGTGAAAAATATAATGATTGAGTCGGGTATATATGAGGACGAACAACCATTGATTTGGTGGAAGACGGAACCTACATTTGAACTGCGAAGCGGATGGCATGATAGCAAAAACGAAATAATTGTTGGTTTTCCAACAATTTCATGGTTTGACTTAATTGCAAACTATTATGGTTACACCAAGATTAATCAAGTTACATATAATATTCCGTCATCAAAAAACAGTCCAAACGATCATCCTGGACCACGTGCAATTTTATTATATAAAAAAGGTTGACATAGTTTCTTTATCTGCTATACTGATACTATGGATATTATGATAGATATAGAAACTGTAGGTACTGGCCCTGACGCTTGTATTCTTACAATAGCAGCCCAAACCTTTGACCCACTTAGTGTTGGTTACCAAAAACAAGATTACTATGCACGTGTTGATGTAGACAGTCAACCTGACAGAGAAGTAGATGATTCAACTGTAGAATGGTGGGCAACACAACCCAAAGAAGCACAGGATGAAGCATTTGGTGAAGAAGGTCGAATACCTCTAAAGCAAGCACTTGAGGAACTGAGCAAGTTATGTTTTCATTGCAAACTAACTTGGGCTAACGGTACAACCTTTGATATGGTTATACTTGAGAATGCATTTAAACAACTTGGATTGCCTATACCGTGGCAATTTTGGAATGTGAGAGATGCACGTACGGTATATAGTTTGTATCCAGACTTGCCTAAGCCACGTGCAAGTCACCATGCACTAGAAGATTGCCGAAGACAAATTGATCTATTGCAACAAACATTAAAACATCTCAGAGTACCAGGACTAAAATGATAATTGGTATATGTGGTTTAATAGGTTCTGGCAAAGGCTCGGTAGGAGACATACTTGTTAAGCAAGGATACAAAAAAGTAAGTTTTGCTGACAAACTCAAAGACGGTGTAGCAACTATATTTGGTTATGATCGAGCAATGCTAGAAGGCGATACTGATGAAAGCAGATCTTGGCGCGAACAACCAGATGCCTTTTGGTCCAAAGAAACTGGTAGAACAATTACCCCAAGAATAATTTTGCAAGAATTTGGCACTGACTGTATGCGAGATGGTTACTATGATGGTGTATGGGTAAGTTTACTCAAACAACACCTACTAGACAACCCAGGAAATTATGTGATACCTGATGTGCGTTTTCGTAACGAACAAGATATGATTAGAGATCTAGGCGGAGAAATTTGGCGTGTGCAACGCGGCGATGTTCCTGAATGGTATGGATGTGCAATGTTAGATAATACAACAGGCAGTAATCTAATGGAAGCCTATGATGTACATGTTAGCGAATACAAATGGATTGATATGAACAACAAGTTCAATACAACCATCTATAACAACAGTACCATCAAAGATCTTAAAGAGCGTGTAGTTGGCCTGATAAATATGAATACATAGCACAAATAGTTGTGTAACAGAGAGTATCATTACATGGAAAAAATAGCCGGACAGATACAAGATTTTGCTATTGAAGAAGATTTAGTAGAATGGAGTTTTGCTCTGAGCAAAACAAACGCAATGATAATCATGAATAACGATTGCCACGGCGTGGATGAAAACCATATGTTCTACAACTGGTTTATTGATACAATTTTTTCTAAAATACAAAATGTAATGAACGATCAAAACCTTGTTCCAACGTTTGGTATGTATCTAAATGAAACTAAACCTTGGGGAATACACACAGACGGCTATCATGTACACGATAATCCAAATCGAGAAGCGGCTATAAGTTTTTTAATGCCGTTAAGTGTAGATAATAACCCAAGTTTAGTAACAGAGTCTAGGACTATTGTATTTGACCAGTGCCGAGATACAAATTCAATAGATGATATCGAATCGTTGGATGACCAAACCAATCATCCAAATAGTGCATTACACATATATAAAAAACACCTTAGTCATAACAAAGAAAATGAAGTTAAACAATTTACTGTGCAAGGGCAATATCAATGGACCCGAGGTAGTCTCATATGGTGGCAAGGCCGATATTTTCACGATACAGACAATTTCTTAGCCAACGGGTATACTTCTAAACAAGCACTGGTTATTCATACACACTATGAAGTTTAACTGTCTGTCTAATTTAAACAACGAAACACGCGATGTTGTTATAATTACAGTTCCGTGGACTGACAGCAGCATTCCTCTAATGGCACCAGCTCAACTTAAACCCATCGTCGAAAGTGCAGGAATGAGTTGTTTAGCAACCGATCTAAACGCTGAAATATTTTCCTGGACAAAGACACACAGCAAAGTTGACAATTTGTTACGGTTTTTCTTTGATGAATTTTTAGTCGATGACGTTAAAGTTGAACTATTTGATCTTTTTAAGGAAGTTGCTGAACAAATTCTTAGTTGGAACCCTAAGATCGTAGGATTAAGTTTGTTTAGTTATGTAAGTCAAAGTAGTGCAAAATGGCTTGCTTGGTTTATTAAAAAAATAGACCCTACTGTTATTATAATACTTGGCGGCGCAGGCTGCTTGCCTACGTTTACTGGTCCTAGTGTATATGCTGACGATTTGATTTCTGCTGGATTGGTTGACTATCACATTCGGGGAGACGGCGAGCATGCATTGTATGAGTTTCTTAAAGACAATAGAGAATATGCTGGTATTAATAGTTTAGAATGGCGTGAACTTAGTAAAGATGAAATGCGTAGTTTGCCTATGCCAGATTATAGTGAATATTATTTTGATACATATCAAAAAAAAGTACTTCCTTTAACTGGTAGTAGAGGTTGTGTTCGAAAATGCACGTTTTGTGATTACATTGCTAACTGGAAAGTGTTTAACTGGCGAAATGCTGATGATATTTACAACGAGATGCAAGTTCAATATCAAAAATACGGCATTAGGTATTTTAAATTCCAAGATAGTTTAACCAATGGCAATATGAAAGAATTTGTTACGTTAACTGAAATGCTTAGTGCATACAACACCGCAAACCCAGACAAAAGTTTTCGTTGGAGCGGGTATTATATTTTCCGTGAACATAACTCTAAAACAGAGTATGAATGGGAAATGGTTGCGGCAAGCGGCGCCGAAACGTTAGCAGTAGGAATTGAAAACTTAAATCAACATATCCGATATGCTATTGGTAAAAAATTTAGCAATGAAGCAATTGATGTGCATCTTGCATTTGCACAAAAGCACAATATTCGTTTGCAGTTATTAAATATTGTTGGGTATGTTAACGAAACAGAAGATGATATTAATTTTATTAAACAATGGTTGCGTGATCATACTGTGTATCAGGATATACTTCATTTACAATTTGGTGGCACTTTAGGTATATTTCCAAACACCTGGCTTGATCGTAATTGGAAAAAATTGGGCTTGGAACGCACGAGCGACTCTCCACAAGGGTGGATCAATCGTGAAATTGATAGTACTCCAGAAAAACGTGCCAGATGGGCACAAGAAATTAACAAGCTAGGTACTAACTTAGGCTATTCTGTTGCAGACAATCTAGATAATCACTATATACTGGAGTCGATGATAAATGACAAAATTTAACCAATGTAAATTAGAAATTAAATTTGAATTTGGAAGTTGTAATAGCAAATATTTTACAGTAGTAGTTTTTGATAATAAGTCTGTAAAAACAATAACTCCTACTGACAACTTTTATTGCACTGATATAGAATTACCTACACAAGTAAAGATGGCGTTTAGCGGCAAGAATGATGGCGACACACTTGTGGATGAGAATAATAACATTGTTGAAGATATGTATGTTAAAATAGCTGGAATCTGGTTGGATAAATTTCCACTAAGTGAAAAATACATGCATCAACAAATACAGATAGTAACAACATCAGGCGAAACACACACAACAAGTTATATTGGGTTTAATGGCACTGTTGTTTTAGAATATTCTGAAGATAATGTATTTTCGCAAGTGTTGAGTTTAAGCAATTAGTCCTCAATGAGATCCCCAACTCTCCAAGGTAAGTCCATCCTTGTAATTTCTACTGTACAATTTAAACAAACATTTCTTAGATTGGTAAGACTAACATTGTTTAAATCACCATCCATGTGATATACTAGTATTTGAGCTCCGCTTTTCGCACGGAAGCTACAACGGTCGCATTTTAGTTTTTTAATAAAACCACTTGATCTCCAACGTGGTTCGTTTGCTTTATGTTTTCGTTTGCGTCTTATACAACTGTCGCATCTGGTGCGATAGTGTGTTTTGTTTTCTTTAATATAATTGACTGCAACAAAACGTTGGTTACATGCATTGCAAATAGGCCTATTCATACGGGTATTTAGTAATATAAACCTTTGCAAAGGGCAGTGTTTACGGCATTATTTGGAACATTCTTATAAATATCAGTAAGAGATTTTAACACAGAGGAAGTGAAACATGGCACTAACATCACCAGGCGTAGAAGTTACCATAATAGACGAAAGTAATTATCTACCAGCCGCAACAAATTCAGTACCGTTTGTTTTGATTGCAACTGCACAAAACAAAGTAAGTGGCGCAGGAGTTGGCGTAGCCGCAGGAACAACGGCAGCAAACGCAAATAAACCTTATCTAATAACATCGCAGAGAGATCTATCAGCAACATTTGGAACTCCATTCTTTTATAGTACTGCCGCTGGCACAAGTATAAACGGATATGAACTTAATGAATATGGTTTACTAGCAGCCTATTCTGCATTGGGAGTAAGCAATAGAGCATATGTTCAAAGAGCAGATATAGATTTGAGTCAGCTTACTGCTACAACTGTACGTCCAACTGGAGATCCAGCAGATGGCACTTATTGGTTTGACACAGGTGTAAGTGCATATGGTGCTTTTGAATGGTCAGCAACAACAAATGTTTTTACAAACAAGATTCCAACTGTAATAACAAATGTAGCAGACTTAGTTGGTGGTGTAGCAAGTGGCGTACCATTAGCAAGCATAGGTAGTATTGGTGATTACGCAATCAACACAACAAACACAAGCAATCCTGTTTACTATAAATCACCAGGAAATGCTTCAAGTGATCCTGTGGTAACTGCGAACAGTTGGGTATTAGTAGGAAGTGCTGGTTGGAAGAATTCATGGCCAACAGTAATTGGTACTGCTACAAATCCAACTGTGACTGCTGGTAATAGCATGGTTATCAACGATGTAACTGTTACTGCTAGTGGAACAACTTTAACAACTATGGCAAGTGATATTAATAGTGCCAGTATCACAGGCGTAAGTGCATTGGTAAGTTCAGATAACAAACTGGAAATTTATGCAGACGGAACTGCGGCCAACGATGGTTCAACTGACAACGGAAACGGTATTGTAATGATTGATGATGGTAACAGTGCAACATTGTTAACAGAATTAGGTATTGCAACAAGTACATCAAGAGGAGATAAGCCTTATTATGCTCCAGTTGTACATTTTGGTCCAAACTATAGCAACCCGCAATGGCAGAGCTTTGATACAGAGCCTCATCCAACAGGATCAATTTGGTACAAGACAAACAATGTGAATCTTGGTGCCAACTTAGTAGTCAAAGAATATGCAGTAGCAACTGATACCTTTACAACAATTAATAACCCACTTTACACAAATGATCAAAGTGCATTGAAAGCATTAGATCCTACCGGTGGCGGAACAAATATTGCAACGGGATCTTTGTACTCTCAATATGATGTATCAGATGACGATACATATACAACTAAAATATTTGAAAGATACACAACTGGTGCAACACTTGTAACAGGAACAATAATAAGTCCAACGTTTATTGCTGAAGAAACATTTACAATACAAGCAAGTGCAAAAAATAGTAATACACTTACTACTGCGGTAACTGCTACACTCAAAGGTACTAGTGCTACAGACTTTGTAACTGCATTTACTGCCGCTAACGTAGCAAATACTACTGCAAGAGTATTATCAACTGGTGCAATACAAATTGAACACACAGAGGGTGGAGTAATTCGCTTGAAAGACACAAGCGGCGATCCAGTAAATGATGCAGGAATTAGTTCATCAATCACAACTGGACAAGTGAGAGAAGGTTCTGCAACAGCTGCAGATTTAATTCTAAGTAACTGGATTCCATTAGGGTTTGGTACAACTCCAGTTTACACTGCAAGTTCAACTGCACCAAGTATTGATCCAGCCGATGGAACATACTGGTATTACAGTACAACAAGTGAAATTGATATTATGATACAGGATGGCGGAACATGGAAAGGTTATCAAAATGTAACCACTGATGCTAGAGGCTTTGATCTAAGCACTACATCACCAGATGGACCAATTGTATCTTCAACTGCACCAACAAAGCAAAGCGATGATAGTGCATTGGTATACGGTGACATATGGATTTCAACTGCCGACTTAGATAACTGGCCATTGATTTATAGATGGGAAAGTGTAAGTTCAGTGGATCAGTGGGTACTAATTGACAACACAGATCAAACAGGACAAAATGGCGTATTGTTTGCTGATGCACGTTGGGCTGGAAACGGAACAACTGATCCAATTACAGGCGACATACCTACTATCAAGAGTTTGCTCACAAGCAACTATATGGATCTAGACAAGCCAGATCCAACACTTTATCCATCAGGAATGTTACTTTATAATACAAGACGTAGTGGATTCAATGTAAAGAGCTTCCAAGTTGATTACTTTAATGCAACTGACTTTCCATTTGCTACCTACGGTGCATTACCAACAGTAACAGATGCATGGGTCACTGCAAGTGGTAATCAAACAGATGGCGCAATGTATGCTGGTAGAAAAGCAGTGAGAGCACTTGTTGTAGAAGCACTAAAAGCAAGTGTTGATGCTACACAAGAACTACGTGAAGAGCAGAAAATATTCAACTTATTATGTTGCCCTAACTATGAGGAACTAGCAAATAATTTAGTGGCTCTAAATAACGAAAGAAACAACACAGGTTTCGTTCTAAGTGATATGCCAATGCGTACTGCAGACACAGGAACAGCCATTACAAATTGGGCAACCAATGCCAATGGTGATGGTTTAACAACTGCTGATCCATACTTTGGTGTGTTTTATCCAAGTTGTCAAACAACAGACTTATCGGGCACAACAGTGGTTGCACCAGCAACACACATGATGCTAAGAACGGTAATACGTTCAGATGATGTTGCGTTTCCTTGGTTAGCACCAGCAGGTACAAGACGTGGTACAGTTGACAATGCAAGTCAAATTGGATATGTAGATGCAACCACAGGTGAGTTTACGCAAACTGCGGTTAGACAAGGTCTAAGAGATACATTATATTCAAACAGTATCAACCCAATTACATTTATTCCTGGATCAGGTATACTTAACTATGGTAACAAAACAACTTTTACACAAAGTTCACTGGACAGAATAAACGTTGCAAGACTTGTAGCATTTATTAGAGGAAGACTAGAAACGATTGGTAAGAACTTTGTTTTTGAGCCAAATGATACTACAACACGTGATGAGATTAAAAATGCCATCGAGAGCTTGATGATTGATTTAGTTGCAAAACGTGGTATATATGACTATTTGGTAGTATGTGATACTTCAAACAATACACCGGCTAGAATTGACGCCAACGAATTATATGTTGATGTTGCAATTGAGCCAGTTAAAGCAGTTGAATTTATCTATATACCGGTTAGAATTAAAAACACAGGTGAAATTGCCGCTGGTAACGTAGCAAGTTCGGCTGCGGTTACTTAAGACCAAGAAAAAACTTTAAATGGAGCTTCGGCTCCATTTTTTTGTGGCAAATTTTTGATAAATAATATTTGTAATAAGGAGAATTAGAAAATGGCCGTATCATCGCTAACAAGAATGACAGTACCATTGGCGTCAGACCAATCCAGTCCTACACAAGGACTGTTAATGCCAAAACTAAAATATCGCTACCGGGTGGTATTTGAGAACATGGGAGTGTCTACACCTAGAACAGAACTTACCAAACAGGTAATGACTTTTACTAGACCTACTATAAACTTTGAAGAAATTGAAGTTCCAATCTACAACAGTAGAATCTATCTTGCTGGACGTCAAACATGGGACGCTGTATCAGCAACATTTAGAGATGATGCTGGTGGAAATGTTAGTAGACTAGTTGGTGAGCAAATACAAAAGCAAATGGATACACTAGAACAAGCAAGTGCAAGTTCAGGTATTGACTACAAGTTTGTTACACGTTGTGAAGTATTAGACGGTGGTAACGGAACAAGCACACCAAACGTTCTTGAGACTTGGGAATTATATGGTTGCTTCTTAGTAAGTGCAAACTATGGTGACTTAGATTATGCATCAAACGATCCTGTAACAATTGAATGCTCATTACGTTATGACAACGCAGTTCAGACACCACTTGGAACTGGTGTTGGTGCTACAGTAGGAAGAACACTGGGTGACGTTGTAACTGGCTAATTAAGTTAGAGGAGTAACTTATGGCTTTTGGCGACGATGTACTAAAAGGATTTTTTGGAAACGACTTTTTAAGAGATTATACACATGCGAGTAAAACGTTTCGCAGTAATAACTCGGCCCTTTCTCCACGTAAGAAGTTTCTATTTCATGTTGTTTTTAACATCAATTCGCAACTAATACCCCAACTACAAGCAGTTTTTCAAGCACAAGACGTTGCTAACATGAGCATGCTTGTGAAGGAAGTTAAACTTCCTGCATACAAATTTTCTGTTGAAACTATGAACCAATACAACAGGAAACGCAAAGTTCAAACACAAATAGATTATGATCCAATAACATGTGTTATGCATGATGATAACAGTGATCTAGCCAGAGAGCTATGGTATAACTATTATTCATACTACTACAAAGACGCTAGCCAAAAATACCTTGATGCCGCAGTGACAAATGGTAGTCTCGGACAGAATGCCAGCGGTGTTGATCCAGGAGCCGCTTATCCTTATGGTTTTAGAGATATCTACACACAAGACAGAGAAATAAATGACTGGGGATACATTGGCGAAAGTTATATGGATGGTCCTACAAACACCAGAGGCGGCAAGCCAGCATTCTTTAGAGACATAACTATATTTGGATTCAACGATCATGAATTTGCAGCCTATGTGCTAGTAAATCCAATCATCAGTGCATTTGAGCACGATACTTACAATTATAGTGAAGGTAATGGTATAATGCAAAATACCTTTACTTTTGAATATGAAACAGTGAAATACTATCATGGTGCAATAAACGGTGATTCACCAGATGATCAAATTCCAAGTTTTGGTAATAATGCAAACTATGATACTACAAAGTCGCCATTGGCAAGACCAGGCGCAACAGCTACAATATTTGGACAAAGTGGTTTGATTGATGCAGGTTCTGGTATTATCACTGACCTCAGTGCTGGTAACTTAGCTGGTGTAGTTGGAGCAATACAAAAAGGTGGTACTGCCTTTGAAACTTTTAAAGGACGTGATCTCAATGAAATGTTCAAAACAGAATCAACTAATATGGCTAGAAGCGTTGTAAAACAAGATCTACCAGGTGCGGCCAGAGGATCTGGATTTTTTCCAAAGCAAGCAAGATTTACACCAGTAAATGAACAGGCAGCAACTCTAAAGGCTTCTAATACAGGAACAAATCAAAATCCTGCTAACTTAAATGGACCAAGCACTGTTCCGGGTCAAGTTGGCAAAAATCCTAACAATAGGGGTAGAAGATGACAACTGTAAATTATCCAAACCCAGGAACAGATCCAACAGTTCGAGTATTTGATGATTTTTATCAACGTGAGCTTGTTATAGATCAAAACCAATATGATAATGTTTATAGTTTTTTTGCAGGAATTTTTGCAAGCAAAGAACAGGCAGGAAATTTTACCTTGGCTGTATTTCAAATCAATGAAGATAGTGGAACTCCAATTGAGCAATTATTGAGCGAACTTTCTAAGCAGAATCAAATACAAATCACTGCTACTCTAGCGTATTATCTCAATAATCAACGCAGTAATACAACTCTACTTGGTATAACCACTGTTCCAACTCCAAATCAATATACTGCCCGCAATATACTAGTATAGGTGATTCATGGCTAACAAGTTCCAGCAAGGTCCTTATGTTGTAATGAATCCTCAAAAGTATGCTGGTAAGGGTGTTCCTAAATACCGAAGTGGTTGGGAACTAGCATTTATGCGTTTTTGTGATAGCAATGATCATATTATCAATTGGTCAAGCGAAAGTGTTGTTATTCCTTATATCAATCCTCTTACAGGTAAACAAACACGTTATATTCCTGACTTCCTGATACAATACAGAAACAAACACAATAAGATTGTAACCGAACTAATTGAAATCAAACCAAAGAAGCAGAGTATTCTTGAAAGCAAAGCAAACAATAGAGATAGAATGGTTGTTGCAATCAATCACGCAAAATGGGCTGCCGCACAAAAATGGTGTCAACGTAGCGGATTAACCTTCAGAGTAATTACAGAGGAAGACATTTTCCGTCAAGGTGGAAAACGTAAATAAGTAACATGAAGACTTGCGAACTATGTAATACTAGATTTACTTGCGATCCAGATTATACCTGTTGGTGCATGATAGAACCTTTGGTGCCAATTAGCACAGAGTTACATGATTGCGTATGTCCAAAATGTTTGAAGGAAGCACATGACCAAGAAACTAGAAGAACTGTTTGAACTACCAACTGAAGATGGATTATCTGACGAAGTAACTCCTGATAACGTCCCTGAAGCAAAGCCAGAAAACAATCCAATCATGCAAAACACACTTAGTGAACTTGACAAAGTGCAAGCGGCACTACCACAAGTGCGAGGTCTAGAAGCAAGCGATACAGAGATGGACGACCTTGCTGACAAAGCCACAAAAGGCTTTGATGATATGATGGACTTGGGTATGAACGTAGACAGTAGATGGGCAAGTGATATATTTGGCGTAGCAAGCACAATGCTAGGACATGCTATCACTGCAAAAACTGCAAAACTTAACAAAAAACTTAAGATGGTTGATTTGCAACTAAAGAAAGCAAACTTAGATCAAAAGGTAATTGCAAACACAGAAGATATTGCAACAGGAACTGGTGTTGTACTGGATAGAAACGCACTTTTGGATAGGTTATTAAACAAAGACAAAGAAGAGAAATGAGCTCTAGTCTGCTAAATACTGCATAGAAGGAACATAAGATGAAATCATTTGCACAATACCTTGTAGAAACACGTCAAACATTTGATTATAGAATCAAAATATTAGGCGATGTAGATGCAGAACTAATAAACGCATTGGAAGAAAAACTTCAGCAGTTTGATGTCGTGAAGATGACAGAGCCGAAGAAGACTCCAATACAAAAAGTATTACCTGACTTTCCAGAAGCTGAAAACGATAGTGTTACATTCATGGATGTTACTTTTAACTATCCAGCAACACCGCCACAGATTACACAGATGGCAGAGCTACTTGGAATGAATCCAAATCACATGATCATACAAACACAAGAGTATGTTAACAGTGTTGAAGAGGAACGCAAAGGTTACGAAGACCAACCTAATCCAGTGCTAGGCACAGAAGAAGGTGAACAACCTGAAAGTTCAGAAAGCAAAAAAGCAAGTGCATACTATGCCGCTGATCCTTACAAAAGAGAAGTAGTTGGCAATGAGTATTCAAGTGATTTCACAATAGCAGGTGGAAAAACTCCGCCAGCAAAATTTACTACAGATTACCCTAACGGCGTAGACAGTCCTATTATGGGTACAAACAAGATTCCAGTCGTAAAGGCCTCTAATGGTAGTTCGGCTCCGGAGAATCGCAAAAATGGCCCTCCGGGTAAAAACAAATAAAGGAACCTACAATGGACAATATTTACGACACACTAGCCAAACTAAACAAGGTAGCAAATGCACCTGAAATAGTCAAAGAGGATAGTAATGCACTGTTGAAAAAAGGTCTGGAAGACTTTATCAGCAAGGAGAGAGATAAATCAGGTCGTCGTGCAGATGACAAAGCTGTTGCTGACGCCAGTAAGATGAATCAAATGTACAAGCCATTTGGCAAAGGTGACAAAGACTATGAAACTGGTCTACCAAAGGATGCTAAGAAGGACAAGATGTTTGATGACAAGGCGGCTGCTGATGCAGCCAAAATGAATAAGCAAAGTACTTACACACCATTTAGTGACAAACAAAGTCCAGATGGTTTACCAGAGAAGAAAAAAGACACTAAGATGTTTGAAAAAGAGTCTGATGTTGAAAGAGATGATCGTGCAGAAAAAGCAGGACGTGAAGTAAAGCGTGATGCAAAATATGATCGTTATCATCATGCTGGTAGAGATGGTAAAGACGTAACCAAAGACAT